TCACTTAGAAATCCGGTCAAAAAATCTACGTATAGTCTTAAAGACCCAATAATAAATAAATAAACCAATAGGCAATACAATTAGCCACATTAAATAATCATCCATAATATTAACATTTATATTGAAAACAATACAAATATATAAAATTATTTATGAACACCATCCGAAACACCAAAAGAACTAAGCGCACGAGACATAGTCTTAAAGATACCAACTCTATCCGTATCATAAATAGAATTAAATAAAGCTTCTTGAACTTGTTTCACACGATTTTTATACGTATCCGCATCAAACTGATTTTGCAAAGCCTGACCATTTGCACGGACAACAGTTTCCGCGAGTTTTTCAACTTCATGCCGGGCTTGCTTATCAGTCAAATTCTTCTGTGAGTAACGGAACGCAATATCGACAGCACCTTGTGCAAGCTGGAGTTTTTGCGCTTGTGGCAAGAAAGATAGTTCTTGCTGGCGCATGAGATTTTCAGTAATAGACAATTGCGTACGTGCCTTGCTTTCCGCAATATTCTGTTCATTAACAGCCATGTTCGAGACTTTCAGATTGTTATCGAAATCAGCGATAAGCCTATCCAAAGCTAAGCGGGCCTCTTTCGTTTTGGCTTCCGTCTTCATTTGAAGTATCTGCGCCATAGCCTTTCCGGCAATGTATTTACCTTCGATACGCAGATTATCCGCTTGTGCTTCCTTTACTTTACGGTCGGGCATGGAAGACAGCACGTCAATAGCTCGTCCAAGTCCGGCAGTAATACCGGAATAGTCGGCAGAGTAGGGGGTAGCGGTAGGCGGTGTAACACCTTGCGCAGATGGAGCACCGCCGGAGGGGGCAGCACCAGCAGAACCGGACATTGTTTGGGCAGTTCCGGCAGAACCACCGTTCATCATCATGTAGGGATTAAGTCCGGCAGCTTCAAGGCGTTCACGTTGGGCAGAGGCCGAGTTATACTCGTTGTTCTTATTCCACATATCCGTTTGAAACTGCTGTTGATTTGCAACCAAATCCCAAGCATTTTGTTTTGAATCATTATAAAATTTCCATTGGTCACCAAGTTGTTGTTGATACATTTCCTTATTGTAAGCAACCTGTTTGTCAAACATTTTTTCATTGAATGCGTTGTTCATTTGTGCAATCTCTTTATTTGCAGCATTTTGCGCAACGGTTGTACCAGCACCGCCAATAAGTGACGCACCTGCACCGATTGCAGAACCAACAGCACCAGTCATTGCAGCAGCTCCCATAATTGTATGATTTTTTTTTCGTTTAACATAAGATTTTTAATTTTTATTTGGGCGTCCGGGCGGGCTATCCGCTCAAACAAATTCGCTTCGCGAATACTCGCTCCTATCCCTGACGCGCTTCACTACGTTACGCAATAACAACAGGAGGCGTCGTCCAAGACGACAGAGCGGTGTTCGCTCTCCCGAGCTCACGAATTATAAATTTTTCCTTATCTCTCAAGATGTGCAAAGATAAAGTAGGGCTAAAATATCCGTTTATCAACCTGCACCAAAAATCGTTAAACATACGCGTGCGTAAACGCACACGCACATTTAACAATTTTTACTACAGAACGCCAAACGTATATTTTTTCCCTGCATTGCTTTTTTGCACGTCTCGAAAGAAAAGGAAAAAATATATTTAGGGTTCTTGAGTCGAGTCTGCCTCATTCTCAGAAGACTGCTCGGCCTGCTGTTCGGCAGCGGCAGCCGCTATCATTTCATCCTGCGAACTCATCAGATATTGAGACCATGCCATTAACTCAGAAGGAGACTGTATAAACCGTGATTTCACAAAACTGCACAACTGGTCATCAGTCAGCTTCGAACGCAATTCAGACATTTTAGGCTCATTCACTGAAAGGTTCTCAAAATAAGCTAATAAGCGGTCTTTACTCATACGGTCAAGACGTTGTTGGTTAAACAACATATAAATATCAGATGTAAGAGTAACAACCTCTGTTCCATTTTTATCCAACCTCTCAAAACAAAATTCATTAACGGGGCTATTTTCAAGAAATTCACTTTGTTTCAACTCCTTAGAAGATATACTATAAGGTTTAACTTCTTCTTGATAAGGTTTCATTCGTCGTTTTGTACACCACATAGTAAAATATATTTATAAGTTAGTAAATATGTACGATTTTATACACTAATAAGGCAAACCATCCGTGTCAAGATTGCGGACTACCTTTATATCAAAAAAAGAACTACACAAAAATTGGTCTGTAGATATTTCACTATCAACAGCAACCGCAAACAACGGGTTAAGACAGTTTGGATTAACCTTAAAGAATGTATAATTCATAGGTTTAACCGAGGGAATAGGACCATCAAGACTACCCGAAAAAGATAATTGATTAGCAACCGAAATATTGCTATAAGAAATAACCCAATTTTTCAAAGTATCTTTAAAGCCACCGATAGAAGAATCTACCGACGTTTTATAATCAATATATCGAGGAGCATAACCCAATACCAAGGATGAATAAGGAGTGAAATTAACACCATTTGAAGTTTTAGGCGGATTCATCATTTTAGCAAATGGCACGGCTTCCATACCAACACGGTCAAATTCTGGAATAGCAAAATCAGCCGCATTAACTTTAATAAATGAACTTTCGAGTAAGTCTACTGTATAATCCAAAAGGGGTAAACAATGATAAATGCACATAATAACACCATATTTACCACCAGCGTTAAAGTTAATATAACCATTAGAAACACCTGTACCTTTTCCAGCTATATCAGCGGCGTTATCGGCTGTAATATTAGTGTTTACAACTTCATTAATATCAAGACTTGAACTAATACCACCAAGATAAGTACACAATTCAGAAAAACCGTCACCTACTGAAACATTCCAATGTTTTTCTATCTGGTCCTTATAATCTTTATTACCGGATTGTGTAATTTCTTTCCACTTTTGCAAAAATTCAGCTTGACGAAGTGCAAGAATAGAAAACTCAGAGGGAGAACCTGCCACAGCATCAGAGGTTTGGACAACAGCAGAAACGCCGTACTGCTGGTGAGGAACAAGACCGTGAAATAAATCCTTTTGCCAATTACAGTAACGCAAATCAAACATATTATAATTATCTATAATAGGGTCAGAATCAGAACCCTCAAGATAAGATTCTATACTGTTATCATTGGTAACACCGTCCATAAAGTCAACATTAAAAGTTGAGGGTGAAACCTTTTCCCATTGACTATCACGATAATAATCGGCATAAATCTTTTGATAAGCAAGAAAACCAAAAATATTAAATTTTATATTATTTAATAAGGGATGTTCATCCCAAGTAAATTGGTCACCTTTAGCATAAGGATAAAAATTACCATAGCCGAGATACTCCATAAGTTTAGCACTGCAAAGAGAACGAGAATAACCGAAATAGTTATCTCTATCCGAACTATCCGAAACATGAACAAGATATTTTGCAAGACCAGCGGAAGTAATAGAGGGCATGGTACCAGCCAAAACAAAATTCTTAGTAGGGTCAAGAGATACAGAGTGTTGCGGATTGTCATACATTTGTGTCAACACCGTATTTGCCTTGTTCCAAAGCAAATCATAAGGTACAAAATAAAAATCATAATACTCACGAATACGAGCGAATGCAGCCGTATTAATAGGTTGTGTACGAGTAAAGGACTTAAGGTTAATTTTAAAGCTATCGCCAGGGAGCACCTCTTTTACCATAACGGGAAGAAGCTCGCCAGCTTTAGCCGTGAAATTTTTCTTGAACGAAAGGTCGAAACCATTTCGGGAAGTCCTGTTCCTAAGACTTTTTAAAGACATAATATTTGCCATAACAACACAATTAAAGGTTAATACTATTTATTTTAATCGATGAAAATCTTATTTAAATCATTCAGTTTCTTATGCTTAATGCGGTCATTAAACAGTTTAGATACCTGCGTAGAGTATTGAGAATAAACAGGCGTCTTCTTAAACAATCTCATATCCATATAAAAATTATCATAGAAGTAGGGGTATATAGTATTTTCCCATTCGTCAGACAACAAATCACCGTCACCGTAGAAATCTTCATTTTCAAAGAACAACTTTTGAGACTCGAAGAAATCAGTAAGATGCATATAATCCAATTGACTATAAAAATCTTCAATAAGCCTAAGCTTACACTTCTGCTCCGACAAGGTGGGTTTATCACAAACAGTATATAAGAAATGCTTAGAAAGGAGAAGTTCACCGTAAACACGATGGGCATACCTATCAAATTCGATACTATCCAACCTAAAATTAGTTACTTCCCAATCATAGAAATACTCACAAAGGTCATAAAGTTGTCGCTGGTCATACAAAGCACCACTATCGAACAAATCCAAACAATAAGACGACTTATTCAGATGGAAAAGATAAACAAAAGTCGCTACTTCTTTCGCCAACGCGAACGTTGTTTCACAGGACGGGAATAGATGCCGCGCCGTATCATAGATTCGGTAGCTATAAGCACGTTCGTGTGTAGATTTATCAACATATCCTCTACATTTGGGGTAGAAGAAAGAGTAAGCCGACCGCCATACATCAAATTCCTTATATTTACCATTGAGCACGAGGCTTCTTTTAATAAAGTCATGAGGGGTAAGCGCATATACTTTCGAGCGTTGACCTTGCAAAAAGCCTTGACCCAGCCTTTGAGAATGTAGGCAGAATGGACAGACGGAACGCATTTTAAGAACTTCGGGTAGATACACACTGCTGTTAACATAACTCGCAACGTATGATGAACACTTTCCTTCGGATACTTGAACGTCGATACGACCAAAGGTCCATGCTTCAGATACAGCCTCTGAACATATTTGTAAGACTTCTTTTGAGTTGAGGAATAATAAGAGATGATAATGCGGGCGGAAGTGTACGGGGCCGTATTCACCAACGGCATAATAACGCACTTTCTCTTTAGGCAATCGTTTAGTAACATAGTAACGTAATCTTTTTAAAAATAATTGTAAATCAGTTTTTCTAAGATAGGGGATAGAACCGCATAGATTGAACTTCTGTTGAAGTAATTTTAATCGCGAAACCTCATAATCAAATTCACCAAGACTTTCACCCGTCTCAGAATCTACCAAATCATAACGGCAAAATAAATCAGTATCCGGGTCACCATTCACACACATAGGAGCAGCAACAGGCAGATAATTAGGTGCGTAGGTAAGAGTAATGAAAACGGTATACATAGAACAGTAACTCTCTAAATCGCATTGAAACGAGTAACGGGAATTTTTAGAAAGAACACAAGCTTTGCACTTTCCACAAGGAACAGTCATACACTCATGCGTATAAGGGTTAACTATCCTTTTCGGATGAAGACAACCACAAAAGGGGTTAAATAGCGCCATTACTTATAATCAACATCAACTTTTGTACTATCCACAGAGGTAGCTTGTGACTGTTCTGTAGATTGGGTACTGTTCATATTATTCTTACTGATACTCATAGACATAGTACATGAGATACAAAGCCATAAGGCGGCAATAGCTAATACCGCCTTGACTATAATTTCAAGAGTTTTGTAAATTTTCTGATTGTCCATAAACAAAATATTTAAAGGTTAATAATCAAATGTTTCATAGCTTAAAAAAGTCCAACCAAAAGCACGGGCATAAGCCTTAAAAACGTCAGAAGCTTCGACAAGAGAACAATCCTTGAATGTCTTCACATGAAAACAGTCTTCAAAGTCCATATAATGAACTTTTATCATACGAAACTGTTTTGAATACCGCTTTAAAAAAGAATGCGCCATAACGTTTGTAATTGGTTACGGCGCAAATGTAAAGTAAAAAATGTAAATGGTGTAATATCAATATTATGTTTAATATATAACACTATAAACTAAAATAAACCTTTATCCTTCTCTAATTTGGAAGAAAATTATACCAAAGATAGCTTACATATTCAAGCTATCTTTGGTATAGTAGCAATTCAATTATTGCATCAATTTTTCTATTTCATCAAATTCAGGACCCATTTGTAAGTTATAATAAACTCTGTATAATCCATTTAGCCACAAATCTTTCTGTTCAGGTTTCAGTTCTCTTGCTTTTTCATAATTAGGTCTTGC